CGATCACCTGGACGCTCTGCAGAGTCGTTGCCATTACTTGGACTTGACCTTGGACACCATGCGTGACAAGATCTTGCGTATCAAGCAGATTGCCAAGGACGGTGTGCTGTTTGCGGACTACGACTTTGAGCCCGAGACACAAGACACGATCTTTGAGTTCATGGAAACCAATCAAGATCGTCTGCGCGAGATGAGCCTGCGTATGGCGCTGAAGATTGCAGACTTGCGTAAGTTGAGTCCTGACAACTGGCGCCGTCTTGCAGAGACTACCTGCATGAAAGCAGCTGACTAATGGGTTGGGTAGCCGTAATCGTTGCATTACTTTGCGGCTACCCTTGGTTGGCTGCTGTGATTGTTCTTCTTATAGTGATGTGAGTGCCAAAATGGAAGTGTCTATTGTTTGGATGTTGTTGAATGGTTGGTTTGCCAAGCATTGCTTTGAGGATGGCGCTACTCTGTCAGGGTGGGTGTGTTTGTTTATCAGCGCCTATTATCTGGCTCGACTGCTACAGGCAATTTTTTAAGGAAACGGTATGTTTGAAATCTGGAATGATGATTTGTTTTTGTACATTGTGGATACTCAATATCAAGCAGATGAGATGGCAGCAGAAGGATTCCGTGTGGTGCGGATTTCATAAGATTTTGGAGTCGCAGTGAATTTCTAGCCCGGCGACTCTTTCGCGACAGGTGTCAGTAAAATGGCACCTGTCTTTTTGACTGTGAATGCCAAGCTATAAATATCTGATGAAACTGATTTTTGACACGGGCTCTGTGAACATCGATCTACATCCCGGGGCACCCACTGACATCATATTGAAATATTTCAAACATCTGCAACATGTCCCGGTGCCCATGCGCGACTGGGACTACCCTTTTTACCTTGACCATGCCACACTTGAGCACATGATCGAGCAATTATGTAATTTTGCAATGCAATTGGACGTTGAGATTGATCCTGCTCTTTGCCGGCAGCAGAGTTATCTCAATCACCTTCATGGTATCTATGAAAAAAACTACAACGGCCAGCCTCTTTGGCTCGATTTCCATGAAAACATTCATTTATGCGAAGATCTAATCAAATCTGACCGCGGCGAAGTCCTAGCGATTGATTATAGAGAATTAGCCGGACCGCTGCTGTTGGATTTTGATCGCACACTGCTGGATCAACTAAGACTCGATGTCAGACCTGGTGACGTCACAGTGGGCTGGGCAGAGTTAGGAAAAACACCCTACGGTTATTGGAAGAGCAAGGAACCCAACCAGGTTGATCGTATTTGCGAATTGGCTAAACCTTATTTGAAATTTCGACCCAGGTTGGAAATAACGATCCAGCCGCAGCCCAAGAAAGACTCAGTTGACATTGAGACTTTTGCCAAGTGGTGGGCGTGTTATGAAAATGCCTGGTGCAAACATTGGAACCTGCCATCGTGGTCTTTGGACCAGATGTTTGGAAAATTTGTGATTGGCCATGTGGCGGACTTTGATAAATTGCTGCAACTTTTACGATCAGACAGGCCATTGAAGCGCGTGACTCTTTAATCAGGTCGCAAAAAGTCTAATAAAGTCGTATAATCAACAGATGAAAAGAGCAACCATAACCATTCGAGACGAAGTGAACATCAAGATCGAGGGCCTGGATCTCGACACTCGCAGGGATCTAGTGAAGAAGTTCAAATACGATGTGCCTTATGCCCGCTATCTTCCTGCTGTGAGACTGGGTCGTTGGGATGGCAAGGTGGCCTACTTTCAACTGGGCGGCAGCACTTATGTGAATCTCTTGCCCGAGATCATTCCTATATTAGAGAAACAAAACTATGATATAGAGCTGGATGATCAACGTGAGTATACTACCACATTTGATTTCACACAAGTTGTAGAAACCACATATCAAGATCGACTATGGCCCAAGGGGCATCCTGCAGAGGGGCAGCCCATCTTGTTGCGTGACTATCAAGTGGAGATCGTGAACAACTTCCTGGCCAACCCACAATGCCTACAGGAAGTGGCCACAGGTGCAGGCAAGACCATCATGACAGCAGCCTTGAGTGATGCTGTGAGTCGATATGGTCGCAGTATCGTTATCGTGCCCAACAAAAGTCTTGTGACACAGACAGAAAAAGACTACATCAATATGGAACTGGATGTGGGTGTGTATTTTGGTGATAGAAAAGAATACGGCAGACATCACACCATTTGCACCTGGCAGAGTCTAAACAACTTGTTGAAGAACACAAAGAATGGTGTGGGTGATTGTACCATCCAGGAGTTTCTTGAAGATGTTGTGTGTGTGATCGTGGACGAAGTACACATGGCCAAGGCAGATGCATTAAAAACTCTGCTCACAGGTGTGATGGCACAAGTGCCAATTCGTTGGGGACTCACAGGAACCATCCCAAAAGAACTGTTTGAAAGCCAAAGTCTGTTGGTGAGCCTGGGGCCGGTGATATCAAGACTGGCTGCAAGTGAACTACAGGATCGCGGTGTGCTGGCACAGTGCCATGTGAATGTGGTGCAGCTGGTGGACATTCGCGAGCACAAGACCTATCAAGAAGAACTGAAATATCTATTGGAGGAGCCAGGTAGATTGGATGCCATTGCACAACTGGTACTGCAAGTGAATGAAACAGGCAATACACTAGTGTTAGTAGATCGTGTGGCAGCAGGACAAGAACTGGTGGCAAGACTGGGTGACCGGGCGGTGTTTGTGTCAGGTGCTACCAAGGCCAAGGCCCGCCAGGATGAATATGATGAAATTGCCACCAGCACGGACAAGATCATCGTGGCCACATACGGTGTGGCAGCAGTGGGTATCAACATTCCGCGTATCTTTAACTTGGTAATGATCGAACCAGGTAAGAGTTTTACACGGGTGATCCAATCAATTGGGCGTGGTATCCGCAAAGCAGAAGACAAAGATCATGTGCAGATATGGGATATCACAAGCACATGCAAATTCAGCAAAAGACATCTAACCAAACGCAAGGTGTTCTACAATGAAGCCAACTATCCTTACACTCAGGAGAAATTGAACTGGCAATAGGTCGCAATCTTGCCAACTATAATATACAATAAACTCATGCGTATCCTAACACTAGACAACCGACCCTATGATCTTGATCATTTGCCCGAAGAGGTAGATGACATGAGATTTGCCATACTAGATAATTCAGATCCTGCCAATCCAGACTATCATTACATTCCTTTAATCTTTTTGGAAAGTTTCAGTGCCACTGCACTGGTGCTACAGATAGGTGATTTCAAGATCAAGATGCCCGTGGACTGGCAGATCCTGATTGGTGAACCGGACGTGGGAGATCTAGAGATGTTACCACTCACCAGCATAAATGATCGAGGTTTCAAGGTATTCCAATTCAATCCACTCAGCAGTTTCAGACCCAGTTTCCCGCCTATAGAAATCGTGGATGTGTATCAAGAAGTGTCTTGGTATGCGCCTAAACTGAAGAATGGGCAGATGTTGTGTGTGCCCATCAATGATGCAGAGCAGCCGGACTGTGTGTACTTTGTGAAAGACATCAGTCGCAACTGCGAGATAGTGGATTACAATCGAGCCTGGTAATGGGACAGTTGAAGCCGGGCAGCAGCCTGATATACGAGCGTGATGGTGACACTGTGTATCGTCGTGAGACCGGCGCAGCTCCCAGCACACGAGTGGAAGTGGGCTGGGAGTATGATCCCAGAACCAGTAACGGCAGGCCGTTGCATGAAGAAATAAAAGAATCCAAGCTGTGGGGTGATATTCGCCGAGCAGCCCCTACCAATCCTGCTTTACAAGATGCCTTAGAACGTGTTATAATGATCTATCATCTAACTCGAACTGAAAAATTACCATGAAAAAGACTGTCAAACTTGCACCTGCGGATCCGTATCTGGACCAGTGGAAAGACCTGTGGCTTACCAAGGAGTATGAACCAGATGCCTGGGAACGTGCCAAATGGGAAAAATTGTGGGAAACGGAAGAATATAAAGAAGAAAAAGTATATGAGCCTTACTTTGAATTGTCTGGCGATGAATACCGACTATTCGAAGAATGGCGAGACATAACAGCAGCCGCTGAAACCAATGTGGCTTTGAAAGACCTGCTGGATCAAGCAAAAATGGTGTATAAACTGACCAAGATCAAATGAGCGACAAACTGAACATTTCAAATGAGATGCGACAACTGGACGCAAAGAACCGTGACTTCTATGATGAACTTACTCCAGAAGAACGCCGGAAGTTTAGTACATTCTTAATGGTGCGTTGGGGGTCGGCAGTGGATGGCAGCCAAGAGATCCAGGAATACTATGTGCAGAGCACCAATCACTATCTCAACAAGCACTTCTTTACCATGCATCG